CTGACAACACGTCGTCAATTCTCTCTCGGGCCTGCGCAATGCGCCCAAGGTCAGTGTCGACAACCCGTGTCACGATCACTGCCCGCTCGACCGGCCTTCCATTGCCGAGGAACGGTATCTCGCTGACCTGCGCGAGCTCGATGACCACGAATGGATAGCCCGCACTCTCAGGTGCTACATCTGCATAGATACCAGTCACGAGTGAGCTGAGCAGAGTATCATGCATAAGCGCCTCTCGAATATCAGCATAGAGATCTAGCACACTCATTAAGCTGCCCTCCGCACTATTTTGGCTATCTCGTCATTGATGCGTGGTAGCAGCTCTTCTGCCTCCGGGCCGAGATATGGCCGTGGCTGTATCCGCGAGGTACCACGATAGAGTAGCTCGGCATAGATCGTGCTCGCCTGGACAGCATATCGAAGGGGATTCAGCTGTACTGTCCTGATCGAATTAGCTAGAGTACCTGTATCGATTGCGGGTGGCTCCCCAGGCGCTGATGCGACATGCATGACCGAGCCTCTTCTATATACTCGACCGTGCTTTGGTTTCGCCATGTTCTCTTTCGTCCGTCGCTCGATTGCATAGGCACCCCGCTCGAGAATGGCAGAGACAGCCGGCCGAAGCTCAGCGCGAATTCTGGGTATTCGATTGATCTTCAGCACGATCTTGCTGCTCATTGTATTCCTCTCGAAGTACCATAAGTACTCGCCTGACTCGTACCGGTACAGGAACGCCGAGGGCAGCAGCCTTTTCAGTAATCGATAGGAGTTCGTGGACGATGAAAAACACCGCTGAGTAGTCCATTGCATCAAATCCGAGGACTGATTCACTCGCACTGAGCGCTGCCAGTAACAAGAGTGTCGCTGTCTTTCGCATCAGCCCCATCCAGAATGTGGTACAGCGCGATCGACGTCGAGGACTAGGCGCCAGTAGTGTCAGTACCGCATCAATTGCCATAAGGGCAACGAGGATTAGTATGACCGCAGGGATATGCATTGCGAGTGCCCAGGCTGCGAGGATTGTGCTCATAACAATGGACCACCAGTGTCGCTCACTCATTGGGCTACCTCCGCAATAGCCCGCCGTAGAAACCCTAGTGTGCCAAGTTCGCTTGTCTCTACTACCCGATATCGCTGTGCCCCTACTGTCACGATGTCGCCTATCCTTAGCTCGACCTCTCGTGGTAGGAGTAGGGCCACATCTCCCCGTAGCTGCACCTGCTCCCGCCCAGGGCTGATACCAACAGTAACGGGTGCAACCCGGCACGGGATATCCGTCATAACTGTCATGTAGGTATGATGCACGACCCCGTACTGGTTGGTTACCTCGCTTGCGCGCTGAATAGCTACTCGCTCTGGAAGAAGCCGAAGGATGTCCTGTGCAATCCGGCGTAGTTCTTGCACGCTTACAACCATGTCACTACCTCAGCGTCACTTCGAACGACTATCGCCTGACGAGGTCGCGCCTGCCGGCGGTAGGACTGAGCGAGAGCTAACAGCCGCTCACCAACCTGAGCACGTCGTAGTGTCTGTCCGTCCAGGTGGATGTCATAGGCTAGTCTTTCTCGTGCCGCCCAGGCCTCGAGGACATCTGCAGCAGCCGCATAGACGTCATATGTCCGCCCAGTGACAAAGACAGGCCCGTGTGTCTCGGCCTCAAGCTCCCATTCCCCGCTCAGTGCATCTTCGGCCAGGACGGCTATCTCACTGCTGCCAACTGTCAGCCGTGCGTCTTGCTCCCAGTAAGGGTATCGGGCTTTCCACAGACGTGTTGGCAGCGGCAGTGCAGGCAGGAGTGGCGCACGGTCAATAACAGTACGACAGTTATCGAGGAACTGCTCAAGCTCCTCGTCTGTCCAGACACGCTCACTCACGGGCCCGTCGTCGCCGATGAGTCTCCTGACCTGCTGTACGAGATGTCCCATCGTTGGCCGCATGATGCTCCTCCGGTGTAGAGGGGGCCAGCATGGGTGCCTCAACCTCGAGGCACCCATTGACCCTTGCCAGCTCCGCCCAGATACCCTCAGCCTCGAATACCTGACCGCTCACCGGGTGCCGAAACCACGGCATCACTCACCTCATGCATAACTACCCGGGTTGAACGTGCCGAGTGCAAGGTACTGTCCTCTCGGCAGCTTTGCACCATACACGTAGAGGGCCTTCACGCCCGTTGCGAAGTCGTTCTGTAGTCTCATTGTCTCGACCTTCTCGATTGCGCTCGCATATGTGATCATCGGGTCACCGGCGATGACCTTGTACTTCTGTCCGCCTGTATGAGGCACGTTCGGCGAGACATAGATCTGCATGCCCTCAAACGTGCCGATGAAGCCAGGTCGCACGATACCCTGCTGGACAGTCTGGTCACCGAGCTGGGTAGCGCGGTTACCAAGCTCGAGCTGCAGCATCGTCGCGAACCAGGTCGGCACGACAACCCGGGGGTTTGTCATCGGCGCCCGGGCATTGACCAGCACCTCACGTAGCCGGACAAGTGCAGTGGTCGGCCGTACCTCGTTAGCTCCCAGCCCGACCGTGATCGGGTCAGTATCAGTGCCATACTGGTTCGCCGCTGTAATCTCACTGAACTTTGACGCAATATACTGGTCAATCGCATCACCGATCGCAACAGCCATTCGCTGGCTGGCCTGCTCGATAAGGTTGAGCACGGAGAACTGCGCTCGGACGTCGGGTACTTTGACGAGGATCTTCTTTTGCTGGTCAATCTGGATCGTGACCTCGTTGTCAGCCAGCATCTGCCAGTCGGCATCCGACCAGCCACCGGTATAGTCAGACACGCTCACGTCACTGATCCAAAACGCCTTGACTGTGCCACCAGCTCGTACCTCTCCCTCGTAGTTCCGGTTCGTGAGCGCAGCGACATAGACGTATGTCTTGTCAAGGTTCGCAAGGAGCCGAGCACTCCAAATAGTCGGTTCACTGAGCAGTGGAGTCCCTGGACCAGGCATTGTTCACCTCCGTCATTATGGTCGTTGGACTGATCGTAGGGCTGTCTCGAAAGCCCGGTTGATCGCCTCGAGATCTCCTGACCGAAGAGCTTCCTCAAGCGAGATTGTCGTGCGGCTTGGGTTAGTCGCAGATGCCGAGCTGCCGACAAGATACGGGCGCTTTCGGACGAGATCACGTAGCAGGCGCTCGAGGTTGAGCGGACGTCCTGTCTCGTCATACTCGATCTCGGCGAGGTCCAGCAGCCGGTACGCTGCATCAGGGTCGATGATCCCGAGCTCCCGTGCCCGTAGCATCGTCTCATAGCGGAGCGTGTGCTCACGGAGAAGAAGTTCACGCTGAGCCAGCTCCCGCTCCAGCTCCGACAGTCGTAGGCGCATTCGCTCGGTCTCCGAGAGTTTTTCCTCATCTCGCTGTTTGAGCTGCCGCTCGAGCTCCCGGAGCTTGCGGCGATACTCTGCTGCCTCTGCACGCAACTTCCGGACGTATGCCGCATCGAACTGCTCCTCCGCCTCCTGGGCGTCAGGCAGGGCAGCCTCCGCGGCTTGAGGCTGCTCGGTCGTGACCTCCTGGGTCACCTCGGCTTCAGGCTCCAGGCCTGTTCGCTCCTCGACCATCAGTCATCCTCCTGCAATTCGCTTCAGCGACTCTGGCGGCTCCATCTCGAGCTCACGGTACAGCTGGAGAAGCTTTCGAGCTGCCCGGCGCTTGGCCTCGGGAGGGGCATCGACCCCACCTCTGGCACCAGCAAGCGCTGCTGCAGCTGCGATCACTGCGTTTCGGTTCAGTGCACGGCCCATCCGTTTTGGCTCGTAGACTGGCAATTTACACTTCGCCTTCACCCAGTCCTCCCGAGGGCCGTCATTCAGGTTGATCAGGCACGCCTCACAGTAGTCGACAGCGTCCTCATAGTCACCAGGCTTGTCAATGTCACTCCATGGCCGCTCTGAGATTCGGACCATCGTGGCCTCCTCAAGACGGAAACCCGCTGCCGGGGCTGGTTCAGCCTGCTCGGCAACGGGTCACCGTCGCGCAGCGTACACTACTACTATAACTCGTCTTGTCGCTCACCTTCCAGTAAGTCGTACATGAGCACGAGTGGTTCGACAGCAAACGCAATGTCCCAGTCGCTCGGATACTGTGCGAGGTAGCGCTCAGCTGCTTGAAGGGCTTGGCGCACGGCCTTAAGCGTACCCTGCTGGTATGCTACTCGAACGAGTTCTAGCAGTTGCGCTCGGTCTTGTTCACTCACGTGTCCTCCCGAACTTGACCCACAGCACGTAGTCCTCCATGTACTGCCGGATGTCCTGTACACGGCGAAGGACGTCTTGTTGCTGCTGACCAGTATGTGCCTGTTTGACCCACTGCTCGATCTTCTGCCAGCGGTCAGTACCCTCGACCTTCGCGAGGTCTCGATAGAACTGCTCGGGTGGGAGCTTAGTGAGCTGTCGCACCTGTTCGATCTGGACAACGAGCTCGTGGTATGGGTGGCTCGTGACAACCTTCTCGACCTCTTGCATGTCGACCCATCGGAATTTAGGCACATCACGCACAAGCTGCTTCGTGATATGCCGGGCATACGCATCGACCCATGCCTCCTCGATGGCGATCGTCTGGTAGTCCAGCGGCTTTGACGGTGAAGCTGCGTGCAGGAGTTCATGTGTGAGCGCATGGACGATCACGGGATCACGAGCTCGGATAGCGTCTGGCGACACGGTAATATAGCGCTTGAGTGGGAGAAACGCCGCTCGCCAGGGGCCAACCCTATGCACGATCCAGCCATTCCAGCCCCAACCAGGCCCGAGGTTGCGTTTCTTGACCACACCTATCCCGTGTACTCGCTCAATGTATGCAGCGATCGTGTCAGCGTACTCGAGCATGAGCTTTTTGTCACCTGTCAGCCGCCGGCGCTGCTCGACGAACTTCTTCAGCTGCTTCAGCGACCGTGGGGTGACCTGCTCGAGCGGCCTGATACCTAGCGTCTTGCCGAACGGTGTTCGTCGCACGTGATAGATATCGTTGTACCCGATGTAACCACGTCGTAGAGCCTCGTGACGTAACGGACCTAGTATCCTATCCCGCACTTCAAACGACTGCTGCCAGAACCACAACCACGAGTCTGGCAGCGTGTCCTGTCCTGCCGTCAGAAGCGAGAGGTCTTGCTCAGTGAGTGGCACTGCAACACAGCGCCCGTTTGGGTGGTCGAAGACGACGTCGTCCAGCTCGAGTACCTGCCCGTGCATAGCCAGGCAGGCACCACACGTCCTGGCTGACAGTGCGGCGACCCACCGCCACCGCTTGACGACGTTCGACTGGCGATAGAGTTCGAGTGTCCCTGCTCGATATGCACGTAGTGTCTCTGTGCGGGCCAGGCGCTGAGCACGGTATGCTGACGTCGCGAGCGCCTCTCGCAGGAGCCGTGCGGTCGTGGTCGGGTGCCAGCCAGCGGCCACGCCTGTCAGGAGCGCTTGTCGTGCCTTGGCGACTGCACGCTCTGCCTCCTCCTGTGTGAACGCCTGGCTGGCATATGTCCTGAGCACGTCATGCAGGGGACTCTGAGGGTCCAGCGCTGCAGTCGCAGCAATGAACGCCTCGGGATGGTGTGGCTGGAACAGAAGTTCCAGCCCCGCCTGTCGTGCATGCTGGGCTGCTAGCGAGAGGGACTGCGGCGCGTTGCCTCGTATGATACTCTCGACCGTGCTAGCATACTGGCTGATCGCTGTCCGAATGACGTCAGTGAGTCGACGATACTCCTCGAGCTCGATAAGTGTCTGCGCATCGACCTCGATACCCTGATCCCGCAGCTCCTGCACCCGCTTGTCGAGTCGGCGAAACTCGTCAAGGATGACCTGCTCGACCTCCCGGTAGGCAGCCAGGACAGCCCGCAGCGTTTTCACGTCAAGCTCACGCACGCCTCGTGCATACTGGCGAGCAAGGGCCTCGAGGTCTGTGCTCATGCCTACTCCTCACCGAGGAGTGTCTCTAGTGCCTGGACAGTTGCATCGCTATAGCTCATCGTCCGCTTCTCTCGTTCCGTCTCTGGGTCGAGCCCAAGGCGCCGGAGGATTGTATCTGTCGAGGCACCGAGCTGCTGCCACAGCAGGAGGGTCTTCGCCTCGGCCTCCGGGTCACCCGGGATCAGCTCCGGCCAGTGCAGTGTCGTCAAGTGCTCGTCACCGAACCCTCCGATGGCCAGGAGACGGCGGTTCAGCTCGACAAGTAGGTCGCCATAGAGCCGGCGCTTTGTCTCGGTCTTCTCGATAAGCGGCTGATAGAGTATCTGCAGTGCAATGCCAGAGAGCGAGCCAATCCCCTGCACTCGTCCTGTGGCAATCTCGGGTACGCGGACAATCTCGTGGAACGCCTCCCGAAGCCTGAGGTAGAGCTGGATCGACGAGCTCAGGTCGCTCTGCATCTCGAGGTTTCGAAGCTCGGCCTCGGGCGATGGTAGGATAATAGTCTCGTCGACCGAGAGGTCGAGCTGATCGGCACGGAATCCACGTCCCCATGTTTTCGGGTGTGCATGATAGCGGACAATGCGCACGAGGTTCGACAGGACGAAGTTGATCGTCTCGTTCAGCCGCAGAACGTCGTCTTCTAGGTCGCTAATTCCCCAGTAGTCGTGTGGGTTCGGAAGGTTCTGGCAGTCGACGATTGGTGGAAACTCATATGGCCAGATAGTTTCGGACACGGTCAGCCAGCGCTCGCCAGAGTACGCCTTTTCATCTCGAATGAGCCAGCGACCCCCGTCAGGCACAATCAGCTGGCGTAGCACGACCGGGCGCCCAGTTTCGGGGTCGACGGCCGGAAACTGAATCCGGTAGCTGAGCACTCGCTCATGGTCGTCTGGCGTAACACTGACGACGACAGTCGTAGGGTCCAGCACGACCAGGCGGGGATAGTCTCTGGCCTGGTCGATAAGGATCTTGACGAACGCATGACCTGCGACTGCCCCGGATAGCGCGAGTTTTTGTAGCAACGTGAGCTTCCGGTTCGCCGCCCAGCATGCATCAAGCCACTCCTCTGCCTCGGTCGTCTCGCCCTCGACGAGCTCGAAGTCGACATCTTTACCGAAGAGGAAACTCACGCCTTTGTCGACGATCGCACGGCACAGGTTGACGATGACATTGTCGTCAGGTTGTCCCGGGCGGACACGTAGTGGACGCGGATGTTTCCCAAAGTAGTACTCCCATCGCCGTGCAATCGTTGCTGCATGGGCAATCTCCTGTGCAGCAAGTGACTCTGCAAGACCGAGGTCAATCGGATGGGGGTACGGCCAGACTGCCATCGCTCACTCTCCTCCTGGCATGAGACCTCTCAGTGCTGCGACAAGGCGGACAGACCAGGCCTCGTGCAGCGGAGCCACGTGGATATCCCAGGGCGTGGGCTCGCCCTTCGAATGCTTCAGCACAACACGCTCGTAGACCTGGTAGACGTGCCCCTCATACTCGAACTCCTCGGTCAGTGGCCAGCCGAGGACTCTGAGTGGCAGCGACTGGTCGGCCTGCTCCAGCTGGCGCCAGAGTGCAAGGAACCCATGTCCGACATGCCGGCCATGGGGTCCGAGCTGGACAACGTCAGTGCTCATTATTGGCCCTCCGTTCAGGTATCGACGGACACGTTCGCGGTACTGCGGGAAACCCTGTGCAAGTATCCGTCGTGGACACTGCTTGCCGCTCCAGTGCTGGTGGGGCACGACCCGCTCGAGTGAGATGCCGAATGCCCGGCAGAGGGCGGCCGTGAGCCGAGCACCGTTGTCCTGTGTCTTCTCCCAGTTGCTGCCGGCATGGACGCAGAGTTCGATACCGATAGAGGAGCGGTTAC